CGTCAATAAAATCTATATCAGCCAAAGTAAAGCTAGTAGCCGTTGTGCGTGTCAGCTTGGCTGGCTCATGGTCTTTGTGCGCAAGATACAGCACATCAGCAGACTGCACATGATTTAACTCAAAAATTTCTGTAACCGAGTAAGTGGTTGTTACTTCTACAATTTTACCAGATGTTCCTGCGCTACTGTATGCTGTAAAACCACTGCCATTAATTCCTGATAACTCAAAAGTGTTAGTAGTTTTGTTGGCTACTGTAAATTCACGATTGTTTAGTTGGGTCATCCCAACAACATCTTTGATAAAGACACGATCCCCGTTGTCATACCCGTGAGAACTTGCCGTTACCACAACAGGGTTTGCCGCCGTTGCTCCCGTAATGGTTTTGGTAGCTTCTGTTAGAATGCCGCCATCTTTGAAGAACCGGATGTAGTTGGCACCAAACTCCAGCACATACGCCTGTTCGTCGCTGTACTCAAAGTTTACCAGCCTGACTTTGCCGCCATCCTTTGATGCACCCGCATAGTAAGATCCAGGACGGCGTGTAATGCCACCCTGCGGAAAACTCACCATGTTGGTTAGTTCTTTTGCCGCCTCATTGTATTTCTGTAGGTCTATACGACCTTCAAGACGGGGCGAAAACTCTCCGGCGCGAAAGTTGGTTATAATAGTAGAAACACGCGCCATGTTATAGCCTTACATCTATAAACTCGTCAGCTTCGATTCTTTCTGGATAACCTTCTACGGCATCCATACCACGCGCTTCGTTAAGGCGTTGCTGGTATAACTGGAATGTTGCTTGTGCAACGCTATTGCTGCCGGTAATTGCATACGCAGTTTCACTAGCTAATCTATGCGCTATTACGCTTGAACAAAGGCTGTCTAAGGTTTCTGTATCCGTAACCCTAGCTACATAAATAATGCTGCATGAACTTTCGTTAGAAAGCACTTTGCGGCCTTCAATCTTAAACATTTTATTACTGTTATAAGCCGCCACTTCATTGTTTACCTCTGCATTCCAGAAGGAAATGACACGCAAACAAAAAGGATTGGTTGGCAGCGTATACTGGTATGTAAAGCCGAAAGATGGCGCAGTTGCATCTTGTGCAAGTGCCGCCCTTGAAATAGCACAGTTCCAGTTATGTGAACGTAAAACAGTATCTCTTACTGTATCAAACCGCCTGTTACACAAACGTGCTTCTTTGGAATTTTCAGTGAGTGACGTAATCGTATCTGCACCAAGCAGATCCATAGCTTCGTTACAGATATCAACGACAGACGGCATCACACACCTCTCAATAAGTAGAAGGGGCGGCGTACCGCCCCCTCAATATTAGTTTACAACATAGTGGATGATGAACGACATATCGCCGCCAGTGCCACCAGTTGCATTGAAAGTTGCAGCTACATAGTAGTATCCACCTGGATCGCTACTAGCGCCAGCGTCTTGCCAAAGCTGCTGACCGATAGTGTTAATATCAGCAGCCTCAGTGCGGACATCCGCAACAGCAGTTGTGCCATCAGCAACGGACGTTGCATATAGATCTTCATCTATAACTGTGCCGTCTGTCTGGTACAAACCTACGTTAAACGTACAGCTACCGCCCAAAGCATCAGTCGCCACCTGCAAGGCAGTGATGGATGAGTTGGTTGGCAAAGGCACCAGCATCACGATATCATCGTCAGTGCTGTCACCTGCTGCAAGCGCGATTGAACCCTGTGCCACACGCAGGACGCCATGCAACTCATGCGAGTCACTAAAGACCTGTGGTGAAGCTTCAAAGTTAGCTACAAGAGTCGAGTTTTTGGTCGTCATGATTCATCTCTCCTCTTAGTCTGGGGTTTCGTCACAGAAGATCTGAACAACCTTGTCTTCCTCCATGCGCACCGATCCGATGCTCATGCAGTAATAGACTTGAGTTGCGTATCCCTTGTCGGCGCGTTCATCAATGCGTGCGCTGATGTCCTTGCCAATACCAAGAGTCAGACCGTCTTCTGCCCAAGCAAAACACTTACGAATATCGTTAGAGTCCACGGACAGACGGTTGGACATGATGAAGCGGAAGCCCATGTAGGTATCCAACTCACCTTGTACGAGTGCCTTCACAGTGTTGAAGTCGCTGCTGGTGACTGTTGTGTCGCCAAGAAGATCTTCAATCTGCTTCGGGCCTACTGCAATGTAACGCGGGATGGACGGATCAACGTCGTTGAGATCCATCTTACGCTTTGCTTCACGCAGCTTGGCAAGGGTCAGGCCATCGTTAGACGATGAAGAACCAACCGAGTTTGCTGTTGCGTCAAGCGATGCGCTGCCAGAACCAGTTTCGCCGGTACTTGCAGTTCCTGTTGCAGCAGTGATGATGACATCATCCATTGCACGACCCATTGCTGCGGCAGCAGCGCGTGCATAAGAAGAAGTCGGATCGATGAGCATCCGCACCTTGTCTTGGTCGTCAACGAGATCTGCGTACTCATAGTCCGCAAGGCTCAGACGACGCCTGTCATGGGGCGTGTCCATCTGGGGAGTATCGGCATGGCGGCTGGTGCGCAAGGCAGCAGTAGCCGAACCAATCTGGTCGATAAAGGCATTTTTACCAACAACATTCTCAACGCGAACCGCATCACGCAAACGGGAACCCATCTGCTGTGAAAGCATCTGCACGTTTGCAGAATACTGTTGCACAAATGCCGTAGTGACGTTTGTAGACATTAGCCTACCTCCTAACTACAGTTACATTTTGGCAATTTGCGGTGTGCTACCCTTTCGGACACTCCTAGCCTTTTTGGCTGGCGTCAAGCCGCCGTCTTTCCGGCTGTCATCAGGACGGCTTTCACCGCTACCCTGTACCACCCAATCATAGTACATTTGTGCCATGTGGGCTGGATTCATAATATCACGTTGTGTGCCAAATTCAATCGCTATCCTAAGACACTCTAAACGCAGTTCAATTCGCTCCTCATCTGTCATGGATCATGCTCATTAATTCTTGAACATGATTGATGGCATTCTGCCGTGCAGTGACATTCTTACTGTCCCAATACGCATGGCTTTTATCATTCATGATTGCGTCAATCTCAGTCTGCGCTTGTTTCGGCGTCATGTTGTAATTTGCTGACGCACCATCAATGCTGTCTTCGCTAGTCACAGTAGACTTAAAGTCTGCCATAGCTGCAAAAGCCTTGATGAACGCAGGGTGATTGCCAACAAGCGTGCCATCTGACAACTGCATGTCTAGGACATCACTGCCAGCAAACTCACGCGCAACACCAGATGCAGCATTCAGCTTGGCATCGTAGTTGTTGCCCCACTCACGACGCAGTTCAGCTTCAGTGCTAGACGCTTGGTCTGCCACCGCCTGCTGCATTTGTTCCGCAGAGTTGGACACAGTAGAGCGATAATACTCAAGCACACCTTGCGCCTGATCTGGCGTTAGTCGTAATTTGTGAGCAATATCAGCGTATTGGCTTGCCACATCTTCTGTAATTACGTTGCCGTCTGCTTTGATCTCGTAACCATCTGGCGCTTCTGGGCGACCAAGCCTGCCATAAATGTTGTCAAGATCTTCATCTGTTGGGTTAATTGGCAACGGAATTTTCTCCGAACCAATAAGTCTTTGTGCGTTAACATAAGAACGCGCTAGGTTTTCAACATCTTTGATAGGCCCAAAGCTGGGGTGTTCACGGATGTCTTCTGGTATCATGGTCAAGAAGTCGTTACCAGACCCGCCTTGTGCTACCTCTGCCGGTGTTTCAATCGGCGCAGCATCAGGCTGGGCTACCTGTTCAGCTACTTGTTCTGACATTTATTCCTCACTTATCATGTTGTGGATATGAAGGATTACTGCACGCTTTCCTTCCTCAAACGCTGTGGCATTTGCATCTCCCGCCACATAGCTTGAAGCACGCCAGTTACAGCGTGCCTCAAGATCCCTTAGTACCTGTTCGCCAGCGTGTTCGCTAAAAACGCCTCTGTACATCTCTCGCAGCTTCTTAACTTCCACTGCCATCGCCTACCATCCTTACCGCCTGTGCCGCCTGTGCAGCCGTGTAAACGTCTTCTGAGTCCTGTTGACGCTGCATTTGCTCTTGCTCTGCCGCGGCACGTTGCTGACGTGTTTGCTCAACCTGCGCTTGCGGGAATAGCACATCCTTTGGCACACCAAGAGAGTCTACAACATGATTGACCAAGCCATCTGGGTTGAGGTGGTCGCCGACTGGAATTGACTGCGCAAGCGGCAGCAAGATTTCCAAAGCCTTCATCGTACCATTCAGACTGCTAGACTTCTGTGCGCGTGCAAGTGGCGATACATAATCAATGTCCACATCCCTGCCCTGCAATATATCCGGTGGCACCGCAAGCATGTCATTGCGCAGCATCAGCGCAAATACGCGATCTATCATAGGACGTAGCATCTCGTTCATCAGACGCCCCAGAACCGGCCCTATAACGCGCATACGCTCTTCCTGACGCTGCACTACCTCGGTAGCCGTCATGTTAGGCGTCTGTGCAGATAGTAGCTGGTCTACATAGAACGCAGAACGGATAGCGCCACGACGCTGGTCTTCCATCGTCAAACCTATAGGGATGTTTGCACCAGTGTTAAGCGGCGTAATGGTATCCCTTGTGCCACTCCTAAAGAAGTTAAGGCCACCTGGCTGGGTACGGATAGGGAGAAGAAACCCGTCGTCAGGAACAAGCAGTGGAGGATCTATTTGTTTCTGCGCAGCTTGGATGATGGTTTTTGACATAAGATTCAACATCTTAACGTCAGGCAACGCCACCATCGCAGGTGACCGTCCCATCACTTCACCAGTTGCCTTTAGAAAGCGCGGGACAATGTACGGAAACTCTTGGAAGCCGCTGATCGCTACCGGCATCTTGGTTTCCATACAAATATACACCGATGCAAATGGCATGTTCTTGTTGTCGCGTTTCGTGGGATCACGTTCATCACGCGGCAGAACAGCATGCAGCAGCGTTACCTCTTCATCTGGCTTCTTTTCAAATGTGCGCTGGATAAACTTGCCTACGTTTTCCAGCCCAAAACGTTGCACAGCTTGCCGTGCAGGTATCTTGTATTTACGAAACACAGTATCAACCAAGCCAAACTGGTCTTCTGCAACGTAAAACTCTGAAATGTGGCGCGTGCTAAACCGCAAGTTGTCGCCATCCATCTCTACGAACATGCAACCTGTGCCGAACACAACGAGATCTACATACAATTCGTGTACTTCAGTCTCAAAATTTGAGTGGTTAAACGCTCTAATCATGCGCTTGCTGCTATCTTCCAGCCAGCGTTGCACCATGTCATCGCGTCCTACCTCTGGGTCTTTCATTGCAAGGTGGAACCACGGCGTAGCGCCACTGGTCAGCATGCCATGCAGTGAGGCAGACAGCAGGTCTACCGCCTGTAATGCGGTGCCATCAAAGATATTCTCCATACGCTTTTCGCCGCGACTGCGCTTGCGCACAATATCAGCCTTGCGCGGCAGCATATAATCTGCCAACTCCTGATAATGCGTATCCCAGTTGTCACGACGGCTTTCTAAATCATCGAAACGATTGACGAGTTCTTTGATGGGATCCATTTCAGCTACCTAACCTAGTAATGTCGGGGTTTGTCCGGTTACTGTTTCTTCCCCCAGCGCACCAGCAACTCTTGTAGCGCCACGCCCCTTACGCCTGCCTGTAGCCTGCTTTAAGGCTTCTGAGGCCATAGCATCAGCACGCGCATAGTCTACCCTTGCTGGCGGCTCTGGTGGCGGCGGTGGTGGCGGCATAGTGACTCTTGGTGTAAACATAGACATACTATACTCCTTATTTCAAAAGACGCGCTAAATCTGGCATGTCTTCTCCACGCCCTAATAAATTTCTATCTCTGCGTTGCACCCCTTTTTTTACATTCTTTTTTACTCTTTTAAGTGCAAATGAGGCCGCAGTTTCATTTCGTTTAGCGTTTTTCATTAAAAACTCTCTAGCATCTACTGCGGCTTGGTCAACGTTTGGAGAACGAGAAGATTCAAAGTATGGCATTGTGTCGTAATCTACGGCGTCCAGCGAAGCAGGCACACGCTCTGGCGTAACCCTTGGAGTTACCCGTGGCGTTACATCAGCGACACCTTGTATAAATCCGCGCTGTCCTGTTTCCGGCGTGCCGCCCTCAATCAAAGTATCCAAAATTGTTTTTGCCCTGCGCTTGCCGATAATGTTTAAAGCGCTAAATGGCAGTTGACCAACATTTGCTCTGCTTTGTAAATTGCCAAGCTGCGCCACACTTATGTCACGTCCAGCAAGTTTCGACGCAGCCGCATCATCACCAGTTATCGCCTTTGCCGCAGCCGGACTCATTCCAGATTGGGGGCCATAGTTTACGCCAACCTCACTCATTTTCGCTGATGCAGGGG